TATCCGAGGAATTCTTTATGGGTTCCCCGGTTTTTCTATGAATACGGGAGAAAGGAGGATAACTACACATATGGGATATGATAACTTTGGACTGAAGATTGGCGTTGAAGGTGAAAAGGAATTTAAGAACGCTCTCCGGGAAATAAACAGTGATTTTAAAGTTTTAGGATCAGAAATGAAGCTGGTGACTTCCCAGTTTGATAAGCAGGATAAATCCATACAGGCAGTCACTGCAAGAAATGAAGTCCTGAATAAAGAAATTGAAGCCCAAAAGAATAAAGTGTCCACCTTAGAGTCTGCTTTGAAAAATGCCGCTGAATCCTTTGGGGAGAACGATAAAAGAACCAAAGCGTGGCAGATCCAATTAAACAATGCCAACGCTGATCTAAACAAGATGGAGCGGGAGCTGGATGAAAACAATAAAGCTCTGGATGAGGCCAGTGAAGGCTTTGATGACGCTGGCAAAGAAGCCGACAAATTTGGAGACGAGATAAAAGACTCTGCAAAGGTAACCGATGACGCTGGTGGTAAGTTTGAAAAGCTAGGCTCTGTTCTTAAAGGAGTGGCTGCTGGAATTGGCGTGGCCATGGCCGCCATTGGAACTGCTGCTGTCACTGCAGGTAAAAAGCTCTTTGATATGGCTAATGATGCAGCTGCAGCAGGGGATGAAATAGATAAAGCTAGCCAAAGGATAGGTCTATCAAGGCAGGGCTACCAGGAATGGGATTATGTGTTATCCCAAAACGGTGCCAGTATCTCTTCATTAGAAAACGGTATGAAGAAGCTAAACAATACAGTGGATGATGCCATCAATGGAAGCACCTCAGCTACAGATAAGTTTCAGCGACTTGGTATTTCCATGGAAGATCTTCAGGGGAAGTCCCGTGAAGAGATCTTTGAAATGACCGTCAAAGGCTTACAAGGAATATCCGATGAAGGTGAAAAAGCAGCCATTGCCAATGATCTTCTTGGAAACTCTTCTGTAGAGCTGGCAGCACTACTAAACCAAACCGCAGAGAGCACAGAGGACCTAAAAAATAAGGCCAGTGAATTAGGCCTTGTCATGAGCGATGAGTCTGTGGATGCAGCAGTGAATTATACGGATGCCATGGATAACCTCACTAGATCCTTTACCGGGGTGAAAAACAACATTACATCCCAGCTTCTCCCAGGCTTTACCATGGTCCTGGACGGACTTACTGGTCTTATTACTGGACAAGAAGGTGCAGCAGAACAGCTTAAAGAAGGGGCAAAGGAAACGGTTGAGCAGATTGCCATTATCCTTCCGCAAATTCTCGAAGTGGTAACAGGACTTATTTCAGCCATTGCAGAAGTTGCGCCGGACTTAATTATTGCTCTAGTAAATGGCATTTTAGATAATCTTCCAACACTCATTGAGGCGGCAACAAACATTATTATGACTATTGTTGGTGGACTAATTGAAGCTTTACCACAAATCACAGAAGGAGCACTTCAGCTGATCTTAACCTTAGTGGATGGTATTATCACCAATCTGCCAGCTCTAGTGGAAGCTGCTCTGGTAATGATTGTAACCTTAGCTACTGGACTTGGAGATGCTCTTCCAGAGCTTATTCCATCCATTGTTGAAGCAGTGATTTTAATTGCTACCACCTTAATCAATAATCTGGATTTAGTGCTGGATGCAGCCTTTCAGATCATCAGTGGATTGGCTATGGGACTTTTAAACTCCCTGCCAACTTTGATTGAGGCCCTGCCTCAGATTATTAACAGCATCATTACCTTCATCACCAGTAACCTACCAAAGCTCATTGAAATGGGAGTTCAGCTGACCATTCAGCTTGGTATGGGATTGATTCGTGCCATTCCTCAGATTGTAGCACAACTGCCTCAGATCATTATGTCTATCGTGACAGGGCTTGCCCGTGGTATTCCATCTATTTTGGAAGTGGGCAGAAATATCGCGAGGGGCTTATGGGACGGTATTGCATCAATGATTGGTTGGCTTGGCGAGAAAGTGAAAAACATGGTCAACGGTATTGTTGGTGGTGTTAAAAAAGTCCTTGGTATTCGTTCACCTTCTAGAGTCTTTGCTGGTATTGGTTCCAATATGGGTGAAGGTATCGGTGAAGGATTTTCAGAGGCCATGAGTGGTGTGGAAAAAGATATGCAGGGAGCCATTCCTACAGACTTTGACCTGGATCTTAATTCTCAAGTTACAGGTAGTTTAAGTGGCTCAGAAGGCGCTGTCTTTGATGTGACCATCCCGCTAACCATTGACGGAAATATCCTAACCAGAGTTATAGCCCAGCTTCAGTGGAATCAAAATACCGTAACGGTGAGAAACCTTGGTGTTGCCGGATCATAAATAAATAAAGAAAGGAGGAGCTGCCTTGATTGAAGTCTATGCAGGAAGTACACTCATTCAAACCATAAAGAAAGTTATTAGTGCCAATATAAGAGAAACCCTGGAAGGTGAATACACCCTTACTTGTTCAGTTCTAGCAAAATCAGCTCTGGCACTAAAAGTGAAACAGATTGCGAAAATTGATGGTCAGTATTTTGAAATCGTTCAAGTATCAAAAAACCTTCAGGGCAGCCTTCCTATTTGCTCTGTGCTTTGCGAACATGTGTCTTATCTCTTAAACCATGAGATGTATAACATCACAGAGTTTGATTTCACCGGGGACCCTGCAGCAGGACTTGCCCAGGTTCTTTCTGGCACACCGTTTATAGCAGGAGTTGTTGATTTTACTGAAAATGTCACCATGAAAATCAATCAGAAGGTTTCAAGAAGGGCAGCTCTTATGCAGTACATCGCCATCCTGGGAGGTGAGATTCAGTACGATGGTTATAACATAAATATAAGAAGTCATAGAGGTTCAACAGAGTATATTCAGGTCATGGGATCAAAGAATGTCACCAATGTGGCGGTATCCCATGATTCTAGAGAAAACGCATCTTCCTATGATATTTCTTTTTTCAAGCTGATGAACCTGACGGTGGGAGATAATGTACACATCGTCTTTAATCCTCTTGGGATTAATGTAAAAACTAGGATCATCTCCTTGGAATACAATCCTTTCTATCGGTACAACATCCGGGTTGAGGTTGGAAGATATAGGCCCAGTATTTCTGATACGTTCTATCGAATCGAAAACTCCATCTCCAATGTTGGAAGCTCCGTGGATGACCTTCAAAACCAGGTCTATGACTTAGGTGTTTCTTATACCATCGTCAAGACTTTATCGGTGGTGGATAACACCATCAATGTAACCTATGAAGTGGAAAAAGGAGACACCCACCAGTATCATGCAGAATACAGTTTCACCACAGATTCCAGTGGCCGGATTACCACCATTACATTGGAAGATATCTTTTCAGAGCTTCTTCTTAAAGAGGTATCTTCACTACTAATTGATGCCGCAGCCTTTGAAGTCACCTACGCTGATGGATCCACTGGGAACTACACCTATACAACAGACTCCAGTGGAAGAATCACAGCTATTGAGAAAGCTTAAGGAGGGGAGCCTATGAGTTATGATCGAAACTTCAATAACACCTTAGCTATTTGGACAGCCTTTGGCGGCAGGGGAAGCATCATCCTCCCGATTCCTACCTTAAGCTGGAGCAAGAAATATTATAACAATTTTGGATACACTCAGTACGGTAGTGAAAGACAGATTAATGTCTATGATAACGGAAAAGCTCAGATTGCAGTTTATTACGCCAAAACCCCATACATGTCCTACTGGAATAAGACTACGAAGCAATGGACTGTTGTCAGTGTTCCATGGTGGAGTCATGGTCAGCCTGAAATTCTTTATGCAGCCGATGGCGTATTTATCGCAAAGATTGTAGGGCTTGCTAATATCATTGCCTCCTTTGATGGCATCACTTGGCATAATGCCGGGTACTGCGCCGGAGCGCAAAACGCTATGACGTGTGGGGCTTATGATGTGGACAGAGGCTCTGGAGTGGTCAGCTGGTGGTATTATAAGTCACCTGTATATTACAGTTTTGACTCTCTGGAAGAAAGAACTGCCT